TGAAATACTCGCACAGTTCGGAGAAAATCTCGTCAAGGCGCTTTCTTCTAAAGCCTGTGGGCAGCGCGCCGTATTCGCTCATGTGTACTCCACCTCACTTTCGATGATTTCGTCACTGGTTTCTACCGTGAACCGGCAGGTGCATTTTCGCTCGTCCTCGTCAAATTCAACGACGCAGCTTTTCACGTTCTTTACCTCGTCAAATTCCATGAGGGCAGAGCGGATGATGTTGGCAATTTCCTGCGTGTTCGGCTTTTTCACCAGTATTTTTTCAAAGTACGGGATACCGAGCTCCTCGTTATACTTCCACTCGGCCAGCGACCAGCGCAGCTTGATTTGTATGGCTTGCCGCAGGCTGTCGGTAACAACCACATCGCCATCCTTGGTGAAATACAGGTCGCCGCTGGTGTCGAGCGCAAGATCCTTTATCATCGTGTCACCCTCCAATCAGCGAGCCGCCGACGTGCAAATTACCCTCGACGTAGGTTTCGTCGGCCTTGACTTCGATGTAGTGGCCGCCGTCGTAGTAGATGCCGGCGGCGCCACTGCCGACCTTGATGCTTTTCTCGCCCACGGACACCTCGCCGGATGTTTCGGTAAGTTCGATTTTTGCATTTCCCCCGACCGTGGCTTTCAGGTTTCCCTCGGAAATCTTAATGCCTGTGTCCTCGTTCAGCTGCAAGGACGCTTCATCCTCGCTTACAGTAGCCTGCGCGTCCACGCATTTCAGCGTCGCGCCGTCGTTCTTGATGACAGCGCTGTGGTCCTCGTCTCCAGCTTCCGCCGTGACCTCGTTTTTCTTGATGGACACCTTAGTGGTGTCGTTCAGACTTGCGAGAATTTCATCTTCCTTGACCGACGCCTTGGCAATCTTGTTCACATCTCCAACGATGCCGTCGTCGTCGATTTTGACGTTGACCGTATCCTTGAATTTGACGTGAATCTCGTCCTTTCCTGCGAGGATTTCGTTCTCCTCGGAAAACAGGATTGCCGCGTTCTTGGCCTTAGCCTTGGACACCGCAGCGGGCGCAGACTTCAACAGGCATGGAACGCAGATTGCATTGGACAGGCCAAACCGCAGGCCGCTTGTGTAATTGCCGCTCTGCCATTGCGACAGGGTGCTTTCGCAGCAGACAATAAGACAGGCATCCCCGGCAGACACCGGGAACGCCACGCCTATCTTGCCATTTGCGGACATCGGCAAAACGATGGGGCAGCCCGAAATACTCGGGTACGCCATGCTCTTTCCGTCGGCTGTCCTAAAGGTCACAGACGGCTTAACCGATGCGGTCATACCGTTTGCCGAGGTGATGGTGCCGGGCATAGCCGTATGTACCCCGGACAGAGTATCGTCTATCAGACGTTTTATCTCGTCGAAAAGGCGCTGGGCCATTATTTCACCTCCAATAATTCAGCGACGCACACCCAAGAATCTTCACCGCTGCCCTCGCTATCCCCTTTCGTGTCGATTTTCGAGACACGGAAAGCGCCGGTCGCCAGCTTACTCGAAAGCATGACGTAGTCGTTCGCCTGGATGTGGCCGTTCATCAAAAACGTGACCTTCCACCCGGTTTGTGTTTTTCTTTTCGTCGTGTTGGCATTTTGGCTGTTGGACGTGGATGCGTTATCATACAGCCGCTCGGGGTAGCCGATAAGTCCCGTCTCGGCGCTGAGGACATAGGCCATAGCCGTAATGGCCTCATTGGCCGCGCAGACCTGCACGACCCCGTTTTGAATGGAAAAGTTCGTGTTGCTTGCGCCACACACCTGATGGAACAGCGTTGTCGCGCTTCCCACGAAGCTGAAATTCTTGAACGACGGAAACGTACAACTCGGGCTGAACAGAATCGCACATCCCATACTGGCGGCGGCATCGGTAAGAATCTTCTTGCCGTTCACACTGCCACGGTACGAAACGCTGACGTTGGTATCTCGTGTCGCCACAAGGCCGTCAACGATGCTGATTTCCGTACATGTATCAGCGCCCTCGTGCGCGGAATCAATATGACTGACCGTTCCCTGTATGATAGTAGCCATATCGCCGTCGTACCCGGCTTGCAGATCCACGACGCAGTTGATTTGCTCCAGCACCGCAAGCGACTGCGGCGACAGGTTGTAGATTTTTATGGTGGCCGTGTTGTTCGATTCGCTGTCACCGCGCTCCACCTCGAAGTTGATGCGAAGCGATCTTCCCGTCACGACATCCGGCGCGCCGATTTCAAATCCCATCGTGCCGGTCGTTCCGGCTATGAGCCTGTACGCTCTCTTGAAATTTTTCATTCCAGCAACTCCCCTGTCGGGATATAGCACAGCGAAGCGCTCCCGTCATCGAAAGAATACCGCGTGATTCTGGCCTCCGTTGAGAGCACCACGAGCGCCCCCTGCGGCACGCTGTACGACGTGTACCACACGTTCAATGGAAAGTTAGGCACTAGGCGTATACCGTCCACGATAGGCTCTCCCTCGTCGTTACAGAAGCCTATCGTCCAAAAGTCACCTGTGCTGTTGTATGAGAGGTGCAGCACACACAACTCACCGTCGAGCATTGTGCGGCAAAGGTAGTCGTTCTGCCCGGTTGGCAGGATGATTTTGTAATAATCCATGTCTGCCCCCTTAGAACAACTTAGAAACCCTGTTGAGCATTCCCTTGGCTATCGAACTGCCCTTGCTGCTACTGCTGCTCGACGAGCTGGACTTAGAACTTGCGGTCTTGCTCGTGGTCTTTTTGGTGGATACGCTGCCCGCGTTGGTTTTCGTGGTGCCGCCGCGTGGGAAAGATACGACCACAAGGGCCGTTTTCTTCTCCGTCACGGTTACTTGGGTAAGCGAAAATTCAACTGTCACAGAATCGCCGCTCTCGGCATCATCCGGGATTTTCAGACCCGACAGGGCCATATTCTCCCATGTGTCGCCGTTCGCAATGTAGGTCACCAGCTTCCTGCTGACAAACAGCTTGCGAAGCTGGCGCGTGACTTCTGCTACCCGGTTTGCGGATGAACCGTGGCGGCCGTACCACGTCACAGGGCGGTTGGCAATGGTCGCCGTCACGGTCAGCGTAGTTGCTTTTACGATGATGTCGTCGCTTGTCGTGTAGCCGCTTTCCGTGGCGTACTCCGGCACCTCTGCACTAAGCTGTTCATCCTTGGTTTTTACGGAGTCAAACTCTATACCGCCAAGGCTGGCGGGTGACGAAGCCCTCACTCCCATGCGACATCACCTCCCCGTGTGGGCCATCTGGTTCGCAAGCTCGTCCGCAGCGTTCTTGCTGCTGGTCTTGATTGCTCCCCCGGCCTTAGTGGCCATATCCTTGTCGGTGCAGTAGAACGTATTTTGAACGTGCTGCTCCACCGAATTGTTGTTCGTGTTCGTGGTCTTGCCCGCAGAAACCGTGTTCCCGAGCGTGGCCGTTTTCGTTTTCGTCGTAGGCTCAACACCGAAGAAGCTGGACACGCCATCTACCAAACCGCTCAGCGACGGGAAGTTTTGGTTTATCCAGCCGAACAAATCTCCAAGAACGCCCTTTGCAGAATCCACAAAATCGTTAATTGCGCCGAGAATGTCGATTCCGAACGCATCTTGGAAAAAGCGGTTGATGTCCTGCACGACCTTGTCTGCGGTATCTTTCAGCGACTCAAAGGCTCCGGCTGTGTCGCCGTTGATTATTTTTGAGATGAACTCGAACAGGCCGCCGAAAATCGTCATCACGATGTCTACGGCTGCACTAATCGCATCGACGATAGAATCGCCATATTCCGACCAAAACAGCTTCATGCCCGCTATGATAAGAGCCACGAACTGCGAGATGCCCTCAAAGACAGCTTGTATCCGCTGCCAAATCCACATCACAACGGCAACTACAGAGTCGCCGTATTCAGACCACCACGCCTTGCACTTGCCGACGACTTTGCCGACCAGCTGGTAGATGAAGTTGAACACCTGCTGCACGACGTTCCATATCGTTTGGAGTACCGCCTGCACCTTGCTCTTATTTTCTTCCCACCACTGGCCTACGGCTTTTAGGACATCCTGCGCTTTCTGCTTCAAGTCGCTGAAAAAGCCCAAGATTTTTTCTCGGGCTTCGTCGGCATCTATGCCGGCGCCCTCAAGCAGATCCGCGAAGACGGAGTCCTTACCCTGCAAGAACGAAACGAAGTCCTCGACCAGCAGGAACACCGCGAGGATTGCCCCCGCTATAAGCGCGATTTTTGCGCCAGCCGGGTTTAGGAGCGAAAGAATCTTCTTTATGCCGCTGATAATCGTAGGCCCTTTCCATGCTGTGAAAATGGCCGCGACGGCCAACGCCAGCAGCTTCAACATATTCTCTGTGCCACCTACGGCACTCGAGATTTTGTCAAGGCCGGATTCGATAAGGCCAAGCACCTTTTCCACGGCACCGAAGCCCTTTAGCATGACCTTAGCCACGGTTTCTGTGATTTTGAACTTCTCGTTCATATCGGTAATTTTCTTACCGAATCGGTTGCTGATAATCGTCAGCGCGTCGCTCACGCTCGCTGCGGTATCCTCGTACTTTTTGCTGATGGAGTCTGCCGCTTTCGTGTAGGCTTCTTTCACGCTCTTAGCCGTGAGCGTGCCGCCAGCAGCCATAGATTCCAGCTGCTTTTCGGTTTTGCCCAGTCCCTCGGAGAGAACGTCTACAACTTCCGGGGCCGTCTTCTTCAGCTGCGCAAACACAGTGCTGGAAACCTTGCCCGTGGAGAACACGCTTTTGAGCATCGTCTGCACGTTGCTCAAATTGCTTGCCTTGCCCGCGACGGTTTCGTTCTGCGAGAGCAGCTTTGCAAATTCCCGCGCATCGTCGATTGGGAACAAATCTTTGCTCTGCGACGAGAGATCCGCAACATAGGTGCCGAACTCCTCGTAGCTGGTGCGGCACTCATTGGCCGACTGCAAAATCTTGTCCTGTATCGCCTGTTGGTCTTCAAGGCCGTCCGACGCATACTTGATTTTGTCGTTGACCTCGCTGAACGACTCGACGATTTGGTTCATCTTCGTCAAGCTGACCGTGATGCCGATAAAAGAGAGCAGCTTTGTAGCCTGTGATTTCAGCTTGCCCAACTCACTCAGCGCTTCGTTGGACGATTTCTCGTCGAGGTGCGGGTGAATCTTGTGTTCGCTGCCCTTTTCCGCAGTTTCCTGCATTTTCTTGACTTCCGAATCGGTCGCGGCCTGGCTTGCCTTGTCAATCATAAAGCGAACGACGTTGACGAGGTCAGACAGAACCATTGTGCTCGCTGCCACTTGCTACTCACTCCCCCTCTTGACGCTTGCTGCGCTGATATTCGATGTCCTGTGCCATGTCGTACAGCGCGTACAGCTTCAGTGCTTCATCCAAGGTGTAGCAGTTTTTCAACTCATACATCGTGGCCTTGCCCGCTGAAATCAGCGCGTACATTTTCAGTTCTAAATCGCTGCCGAAAGCGGCTGCGTCAAACTCTCCGTACTCTGCGAATGCTTCTCCTTGACGGCATCCATGAGAGAGCCAAATGGGATGCCGAGACCATCGAAAAAATTTCCGAAGTTCACCGTCAGCACCTTGACGCTAAGGCGCACGGCGCTCCCGAGGTCTTGGCAGAAAATCTCGTTGAAGTAATCAAGGTTCAGCACCTTGTAGCGCTTCTCGCGGTCTACCTCGTCATCGTCCACGAACGTGATGTTGCCATAGGCCAGCAGCAGATCCGTGAACAGCTTTTGCAGGTTTTCGCCCGACAGGCCGTTGATGGCATGGGCGAGGTTGTCGATAGAGATATTGCCAACGGCCTTTTCAAAGTTGATGTCCTCGTCGTCCTTGCCCTTTACGGAGTCGATGTACTGCTGCATCGCCGGAACGAACAACTGCAAGACCGGCACTAAAAGCACCATCAACGTACCGCAGACGGCCACGGAGTCCATAGCCGCGAACGGATGAATCTGGTACTGGATGCCCGCCACCTCATACGGCACCGGGCGAAACTGCTTTTTAAGCTGCATAACGCCCTCCTATTAGGTGTCGTAGTCGCCGTAGGCAACAAGGATTTTCCAAGTGTGCGTGGCGGCGGTGCTGCTGTACCCGTTCTCGGGGATGTTGGCAATGCTGCATCCCTGCCCCTTGAACAGCGGGTTACTGCCGAGGTCACGAATCATCATGTCGAACATCCCGTCGTAGGTGTCGCGGTCACGCTTGTAGCGGTTCATCAGCCACTCGTCCGTGGGGCTGCCGTAGTCGGTCACAACCTCGACTTCGTACATGCGGCTGGGGTCCATACTGCGGACGACCTCGCCGTAAGCGCCAGAGGTGTAGGATGTGCCGCCGCCCGACGGGGTAATCTTGATGAACGAATCTTTCGTCAGGCCGCTGGCGACGTGACTGTTGTCGAGGATGCACTTCACGCGGTCGGACGCATAGGTTTTAACTTTCGTCTTATTCATTGCTCACATCTCCTTTACGAAGCCAGCGTGCCGCGTACCGCGACATTGTGGATAGCGCCAGCCAAACGAGCCTCAAAGGTGCAGTTCTCCAACACGCGCTGGTGACGCTTCGCTTCTTCCAGCGAAGAACCGCGCGGCACGGCGGTGGTATAGCCCGGGATAGTCACATCACCCTGCACCTCGTCATCGGCAATGCCGCCAGCGGAGCGGCCC